AACTTCTCCAGATGGAATAAATTGGACAGGGTTTCAGGCGTTTGGTACTGTTGGCTCCAGCGATGGGGGGATGTCTATAGCACATGGATTAAACGGTAACTGGGTAGTGTTAGGCAAGAATTCTGACAATGTGAATAACATATATTATTCAAACGATAACGGGGCGTCGTGGAATGCTACGCTTGCGTTTCCTGTTGTTGGGGGGTTTGCATCCATCGCATATGGAAATGGTATTTTTGTCGCAACATCGACGACTTCAGCTGGAAACGCGGTTTACCGTTCCACCGACGGAACTGGACAAACTTGGGTTAGCGTCGGCTTAAGCGGGTTAGGTTATTTTGTTCAGTATTCTAACGGAAGATGGGTTGTTGGTGGTGGTGAAGGTGGTAGTGGCGGCAACAATGTTGTTTACTCTTCAAACGGAATAAGCTGGAGCGGCCAACGAATTCTTGGCGGCAATCCGGTGTATCAAGTTCGGTATGGAGACGGCAAATGGGTTGCAACTGCTTACACATTTAATACTCAAAGTGCGGCATACTCAAGCGTTGCTCCTTACGTAGAACCCCCCTGCTTCCTGGAAGGATCCAAGATTCTGACGAACAAAGGCTACGTTCCCGTTGAGCAGCTGAGAGCCGGAGACAAGGTAAAGACGGTGAGCCACGGGTTCGTGCCGATCCACGCGATTGGCGTCAGGCCGTTCGAGCACCTTTGCCGCGAAGAAAGAATCAAGGAACAGCTTTACCTGTGTAGCCCCAAGAACTACCCTGAGCTTTCCGAAGACTTGGTGATTACAGGGTGCCATTCCACTCTAGTTCCGGAATTTGAAAGCCCCGAGCAGCGCGCCGAGACTGAAAAGACGCTAAAAGGCATATACATAACCGACAACCACTACCGCCTCCCGGCCTGCGTGGACCGCCGCGCGGAAGTGTATTCCAAAAAGGGAGAATTCAACGTCTACCACTTCGCGCTAGAGAACTCAGACTACTACATGAACTACGGTGTATACGCCAACGGTCTATTAGTGGAAACCACCAGCAAGCGCTACCTTCTGGAACTATCGGGCATGAAGCTCTTAGAATAAAGCAAAAAATCTGTGCTTAGTCCGTCTTCGCCTTCTTCTGGCGCATTTTTGTCATAATTTCCTCCTCGCGCTTATCAATCTGTAAAACCAAATCCTCCTCCTCCTCGTCTAGCCGGCAAATGTGCTCGTGCGTTAGCGTGTTGAAGTGGTTGGCGATTTCCTCGCGGACCTCGCACAGTTGTGCGCGCAGGTCGATGAGCTGCTCGTCCCAAGCCATGTGCTCGGGCGCCGAAGTGCTGTCGGTGTCAAATGTAGTGACGGACATCTTGTGTAAGATTTACCTTAGTGGAAAAATTAATTCCGTTTTTATTTGTGTTTTATTCTATGCTTGCCGCATGAAATATATGGGGCCAATCGTGCTCGGTCTCATAGACGTTTCGCCGCCCGATGAGTTCTATGACTGTGCGGGGGTGAAGAGCGATCTTGTAGCTGAACGTGATGGCGTCCATGGTTTTGATGTCCTCGAGGGACATCCGGGCGTAAATGGCCAGTAAAGCCAGGTTTTTCTCCCTTGTTAAAGGACGCCCGCTGTGAAGCTTTAGGTGCTTCACGAAGTTCCTGGCGCGCATCGCGGGCCAGAAATGCTCCAGGGCCACGTTCATAGTGGCTTTTGTGTGTGTATTCCGGTTCCGGAGAACCATAAAATCCATTTTCGTGCGTATTCAAACCGACAATGTAGTAGTTGGTGTAAGGATCGCTCGGATTGATTCTTTTGAAGGTGTAGTATTTACCCGCCCTCAAAAGGATTGTTTGCTCCGGCACAGACCCCTGCGAAATTATAGTAAAACCATTCGTGGTTTGAGGCGGTGGTGTCGGTAGCGATGGGATAGAACCCATTTAGTTTGGGATTCATTTCAATCTTCCGATAAAATCCATTTTCAAGAGCTCGGGTTCGCGATTTAAAGCAAATACTTGCGACAGATACAATGGAAGAGGAGATCATATTCTACATAAACTCGCAGCCCAAAGAAATCCGCGAAAAGTTGATTGAATACTTGAAGGTGTGGAACTCCAAAGACATTGACGAGTTTGCTTCTCGCCGGAAGAAGATGGGAAGCAAGCAATTTCAAGCACAAAAACTCAGTCTTGGAGAGTTTATGACATCTCTTCTTCCATTGGAGGATATTTTAAAAAAACTCGAAAACGATTCTCAAAGTCAATCCAACTAATTCTGAATTATTATGGGGTCCTGAGGAGGTTGGTAATTCAGAAAACATATCTCCCATACAAACTAATAAAAAATAAACTATTCATACTATAATGGATATTCCCAAAGGTTGGAAATTAGATGCTATGTGTAGGTATGCGTGTATGTGTGGTAGATTCAGAACTGAAAATCTTGTAGACACTGATTCTCACATGTCTACAGAATTTGAAGGATTTTGTGTTCGCGGTCTCAAGTGTATTGGTGAACATAAATACATGTGTATTTGCGGAAAACTTTTTATAGAAAAGAAGAAAGGAAAGTCGCCCGAATATTTAGCTTATGAACACGTATGTGATCAAATGGAAAAGTTAGCAAAAGTTTGTATGAATATGTTCAGGAACAAATGCCAAAGGTGTAACAAACAACTAGATTCTCCGCAAGCGCTAAGAATACATTGCCAATCAAAATCCCATATCAACTTTGAAAGCAAGGTGAGTTTACACTGCGAAGTATGCGATATTAAGTATTATGGCCAAAAGCAGATGCTCACCCACCTCCAGACCAACAAGCACAAGAAGAAGTTGGCTATGAGCTCACCTGCTTCTTGAAGTCTTCAAGTATTACCTGCTCAGGATAGCGGATGGGGTGAGGATACTGAGCCCCTTTGACAATTAAAGGATTGGGAATGGGACGGGGTTTTTGTATAAGAGGAATAGACTGGATGAGACCCATTTGCGTTTATGTAGGAAAGAATTCCAATATTAAAACTAAATGCTTAAGAAGAACGTGGACTTCGTAGACAAGATAATTCAAAGCATAAACTGGAAGATTGGAAACTTCAGCATGCTTCCAATCTTTTTCGGAACGCTGATGGCTTCGCTGGACATTGCGATGATGGGAGTTCTGAAAATGACCAGCACGGGTTCTTTGAGCAGGGGCGTAGGAATTCCTCTGTCTGTAGGTCTGTATGCGCTTGAACCTCTGATTTTTCTAAAAGCTCTGAACTACGACGGCATGGTGGTCACGAACCTGGTGTGGAACTTGATGAGCAACATCATTGTTACGCTCCAAGGCATCTTTGTGTTCGGGGAGTCTATTAAAGGTCTGCGCTGGCTCGGCGTCCTGATGAGCTTGTTTTCTCTAGGCCTGCTGGCATATACCGACTCTTAATAAATATGGGCTCAGTATAAGAGAAATGTCGTGCCCGCACGCAAACCTTTTTGGAGAGGTAGGCACCGGATTCCACTCCACGCGCTTTTTCGGACTTGCTCTGTATGACACGCTTGGAACTGTTGCCTTGGCTGGCCTAACTTCTTACTTTTTTAAGGTAAATTTCCTGTATTCACTAATAGCCTGGTTTGTGGCAGGGGAAGTGCTCCATTACGCGTTTGGAGTAAAGAGTGGGTTTTTGGAAAAGATTGGACTCCTACCTAACTGCAATCCTTAATCTTGTCAGTAAAGTAATGGAGAAAATCGAAGAAGAGTTGGACTTGCTGTATCTCAAACTAAAGAAAGCAGTCAAAGACATCAAGGAAGCAGTTAAAGTTTTGAACGGCATAGAAGAGGAGATAGACCGGGCGGAACAAATAAAAATGGATTTACTAAAAGCAAAATATTCGGATAGCACTTAGCTATGAAATATGGAGACCAAGATTCAAAGCGAAAAGGAGTGGCGTATGACCCTCGACGAGGAGCGGCGCAAGACCGTTCCCACACGCATCACGGCCATCGACGGCCTGGGCGACAAAGGGCAGTTCTACATAACTGCCGAGACGCCTTCGGGCGGCAACATCAAGGTGGTGGTGACCTCCTCCTTCCTTGACAAAAAGCTCAAAAAGTTGCGGGACGCAAAGCTGTTCCGCATCGGCGCACCAATCATTTGGAAGCCGTCTGAGGGGGTCCTCGCAAAGAAGCGAGTGTTCAAGACCGATCCCTGCTATGGGAACGCGACGTATATGGACCTGGAGGCAGTGTTCACGGAGGCCGAGGAGGCCGAGTGGATTTCCCTGGGCCTGTTCTGAAAACACAAAGTATAAAATACAAAATACAAAACGAAAACTTTTTGAACTACCTAATTTGGAGCACAAAATGCTCCCCAAGGTTGAGTTCAAGGATTATACGTGGGTGGACATCTCGCTTCCTAAGGCAGGAGGCATGATAAAGCACCGCTTTCACTGCTACGACTATTCCTTCAGGGTCCAAAAAGATCCGGGAGGAACGGCCTATTTTATTGCGACACACTTTGAAGACCCCAAAAAGAACATTGAAATGATTCTAAGTTCCCTGGAAGCGCGCTTCCTTGCTTGGAAGTTCAACTAATAAAAACGGATTAAAGACGATGACATTTTTACATGATAAATGCCCGAAAGCCAGGCACATGGATTTAAGTTCCAACGAATCGTTGAAAAAGAAGTATTTGGGCTTGAAACTGAAATACCGAAAGCTTATACAGGAATTCACGATGTTCCAAAGGCATACAACAAACTGAACCCAGAAGAGAACGTATCTATCAAGACTACGGGTTCTGAAACTATTTGCTTTGCTGATCCATTAAGATTGTTTGACTACTCTGTAGAGGAAAAACACACAGCGATCGCGATATACTACCGACAAGAAGATGGGCTAAAGATTATTAAAAAGGTTGTTCAATTTTCGCTTGACGATAAGAGTGCTTTGTTTGGGGATGTCGGTCGCGATGAAATACAATATATTTGCGAGGAAATCAAAAAGGTTCCAATAGGCATTCCAATGTCAGAACTGAATGCACACCGCCAGCGCATTAATGCCATGACTAAAGAGCTCAGCGTGCGCTGCCCTATTCAGTTTAATTCAAAAATTGATTCTAAAAAGCAAAGACGTCTCCAGTGCTCACTAAGTAAAATTCCTCCAAGTATTGTTTATTCTTGTATACACGCAGCAGTAGTGTGTGGAATTTCCATAACAGATAGGATTCTCTCAGGGCGTCGTATTCGCAATTGCCGCGTTTAATACTTCATTTGCTTCGGATTTTGAAAGGCTTCGTGGTCCCGTAGTGTTGTTTGGAAATACATGTGAGTTTACAAACTCTACTATTTTTTGAGTTTGCGGCTCATACTCTTCTTTGAGTTTCAAGTAATAGTGGTATTGCGGATTGAATGCTGATCCCTTTGTCGAAATATAACACTTTCCGGCAAGTCCTCCGGCGCGCTTGAAAGCAATATCGAAGGGTTGTCCAAACTTCACATATTCAAATCCTTCTTCTTTTACTGGTTCCGGGAGAATGCGCATATGTTCTTTCTTCTCCCAAATTTGAAATACGCACGGAACATCGTAACTTTTATCATTGACCACAAAGGCGTTTTTTCCTAACTCTTCGCTGTGAATACAGTGAAATAGCAAAGGAAATGCTCTGGACATACTTGGTTTTACGAATGAACGCGGCAGAACGAAGGCTATAATGTTTCCGAATTCCGCCGAATGTTTTATGAACGCCTTGGCGAGAGATCCTTGACGCCCAAACGGAGGATTTCCGAAGAAGATGCGCTTTTTAGATGTAGTTGGAAGCCACGTGAGAAAATCACCCTTGATAACTTCGCTTGCTTTTGGGTCAATATCTATCCCGACCTTATCGCAGTTTGTGGGAAGACAGCTCAGAAACACTCCATTTCCGGCAGACGGTTCAACCCACTGGTAGTCAACTGTGTTACAACAATCAAAGATTTTTTGAACACATTGCTCGGCAACAGATTTTTTCGTGTAATACTGGTCCATCTCGTTCTTACGAAATTTACCAGTATCCTGCTCCATTGATTTATGTACGATGTATATCGTACCATTTGAATTCATTTTCCACCCCACGCTACAGGATAAAAACGGATTTAATTTTGGTAAGTCTTTGAACGGCATACAAGATGCCCCAATACAAGAAGCGCGCGCACATCGTCTTCATCGAGAAGAACAACTATATGCGCCGACGCCAAGAGATCGAGATCGCGGCTCTGAAGGTAGAGAACTACCAGCTCAAGAAGAACATCGCAGACATGCGCACAAAGTTCATTGAGGAGATCGCGGAGTTTCAGCAGATACTCAACAACTAAAATACAAAAACGGATTTTGGGGCACTAATTTTTTGGATGCTACATAGCAGTAAAGATGGTCTGTGTTGCGATCAAGGCTGACGGGCACCCGTGTAATAAGGCCGCAAGAGAAGGGGCGTTTCGCTGCGGCATGCACATCGCCGCACGAATCCGCAATGGTCCCAACGCTACGGAGGTCGCCGAGACCAAAGCCATCTTTAAGAAGGACCTCAATGAACTCACCGAACGATACAGGCAAGACGTTGCGCGCGTAAGAGAAGAGTTTCGCGGAAATCAGGAGGGGATGGGCAGGCAGTTTGACCTGCTTTGCGAAATCTTCGTGAACGCCAAGCGCATATTGCGGTTTGATAGGCTGCGGACCATAAACGCGATTTTGGTCGAGCAGACCAACGCTATTCAGCGGAACGGCGGCGTGGACCCGGACGCAGAGGCAAACGCGCGCCGAGAGGAGAACCGGCGACTTCGCGCAGAGGAGCGGGCCAGGCGGTTTCGGGCGGCCTGGGGCATTCAGGCGGAGGCTCGCGAGCTGGGTGTGGCAGTTCGCATCGGTGTGGGCCCGGCTCCTGCTGTGGCTCCCCGCGTAGGAGCGCTTCGGGCCTTCGCGCAGGACAAACAGAACGTCCACACTTCTGCCGCAGTCAAGCAGACCAAGGAGATCGTGGAGCGCATCATCAAGATTCCGGTGCCGCCCGAGTACCGCTGGAACATGAGCGAGTGCTCCAAGACGCCCGGCGAGATTATCATTGCCTGTAAGATGTCTCCGAGTGCCGCGTGGCAGATGACCGCCAAGTACTGCCAGGCGGACAACGTCTACGAGATGGGCGAGGGCATTTACGGGCGCGTGCTGGACTGCGTCTGGCAATACATCAAGGGCTCCGAGCACAAGACCGATCTCTACAGGATTTTGAAGTCGGAGATGGAGGACAATATCGGCATGTGCGCGCAGGGCAACCTGTCGCGCCTCACCAACATCGTGGCCGGATACATGGACGGCGTGGGCCCGCAGGAGTCCTTGGCCGAAATCTTGGGGCGCCTGCTTCCTCCTCTCACAGAAATTGAGGACGACGAGGAGCGCCTGGACAAGGCAAAAAAGATCATGGACGAGTATGCGGTGCCGGCTACAGAGCGCGAGTCGTGGCTGGAGGCGCTGGCTTGAATTAATTGTAGAGCGAGCGCCAAGTCTCGGGCTCTTTTTTGTCAATGTCCGCCATGAGCGTCTTTACCACGTCTTCTGTAATTACTAAGGGCAGCTTGACTTCCATGTAGAACTTGTAGTCCTTCATGCTCTCGTGGTTCGCTACGCGGAGCATGTTGAGGCGGGTCATCATGCTTTCAGCTGTGCGAATGAGGGTGCGCACGCCTTTCTCGTCCTTGGAGTATTCGGCGATCATATACTTGATCGCGTCGTCACGCAGCACGATGTCGTTGCGATGAAACCGGAGTCGGTCCAGCAGGGAGTTCCACACGTATTCTTTCAGAATGGACTTCTTGTCTACCTCGTTGTAGCTACCGCACTGAATCACAGTCATGCGGTCGCGCAGAATGGGGTGAACCAGGTTAATGTCGTTCAGCGAGAACACGAACAGGCACTGGGACAGGTCGAAGTCCACGCCGGAGAAGTAGCGGTCGTGGAACTGGGTATTTTGGGAGCGGTCGGTCAGGTGAATGAGCATGCTGATGACTTCCTCGCCGTGAGGAGTGGTGGAAACCTTGTCAAGCTCGTCAAAGTACATGACGGGGTTCATGACCTTGGAGTGCATCAAGCAGTCGGCGATGCGACCCCACATGGAGCCTTCATAAGTATAAGAGTGGCCGACGAAGTTGGAGATGTCGGAGGCGCCGCCCAGCGAGAAGAACTCGAAGGGGCGCTTCAGGACGTTGGCGATGGCGTGCTTGGCAAACGAAGTCTTGCCGATACCCGGAGGTCCATTTAATACAATGACGTTTCCAACTGAGCCCGGGTTCACGATGAGCTGGGCGATGATTTGCATTATCTGGGTCTTGGCGGGAACCATTCCGTAAATCGCCTTGTCCATTTCGGCACGCGCATTGACCATGAAGTCGGTACACTTCTGCTGGCCATCTAAAATTTGGACGGGGAGGGGCACGATCTTGCCGAAGGGGATGCGCATAAAGGCGTCCACCCAGTTTTTCAGTTTGTAGGACTCGCCGCTATCAGACATTTCCGACAAAGCGGAAATCTTTTTGATGACGTTGGACTTGGTGTGGTCGACCACAGGCATTTTCAGGACCTGGAACTTATAAGGCACCTCACCCTCATCAAGCACCAGAGAGGATACGCGCGCCATCAAATCCAAAAGCTCGTTGCGAACGGACTTGGGTTGGCTCTTGAAGTAGTTCTCTTCGTGCCGAGTGAGTTTCATTGGGATTATATCGGTGTTCTTGCGAGAAGGGCGCTGGACCGGATTAGGAGGAAAGGGGCTGGAGGTCTGTTCGGTCGTAAGAAACTTGTGGGCCAGATATTCCAGGAACTCGTCCTCGTCCTCTTCGTCGTCGTAGTCGGAATCGTCCTCCTCACCAGAATCTTCTTCAATTTCGATGGGAAGGACTTTGGGTAAAGGCGCTTTCGGGGTGGGCGTCTTGTCCAGCGTATCGTCGTCTACCCAAGTGGTTTGGTCGCCACGCTTGGGGCGAAGGTTGTAGCGCCCCTTCTTCTTGTTCGGAGGCTTACCGTCATCCGAACCCATATCTTCCGAGCCCTTCCGGTCCTTTGCGCATTCGCGCGAGAGTCTCTTTGTCATCCCTTGCTTGTTAGAAACATTAAACAAACTATTCATTTTCTTGGAAGATTACAATGAATTCTCTTGTTTTGAGAAAGGTCTACCCTGACGGCTACCCAAAAGACGCAGTGGAAGTTTTGAAAACCATGTCTTTCACGGACGGCCACAAGGTGAACATTGTAGGTAGCATGTCTCTGCGATCGCAAGTTTACGCAGGGGACTACGACGCCAACGAGCGTATAACTTTAAGCGGGTCCAGGGTAGAGGCACTAAAAACACTGACTGCCAAGTTCAAGAGTATCGTAAGAAGCATAAAAAAGCTACCGCTGACTTACGTGAGCGACATAAAGTCTGGGTCTGTCGAGGAGTGGCGCATCATTAGTAGGCCCTACAACTTTTCCGAGTCCCGCAAGCAGCTGGAGAAGCTTTACGAGGCAAACATAATTGACCGCGCAGTCTACATAGACGGAAAGAAGCGTATCAAGAAGAACCCTACGAACCTCGAACTTTTGCTGCTGGAGCAAGACTTTCGCCCCAACATTATTAGGTGGACGGTTTCTGAAGTTTTGATAGGCTACAAGAAGCTGGTCGACGGGCGCAAGTTTACCTTGGAAGAAGCTTTCACCACGCCTACCATAACCAAGCTGGACGTGATTTCGTGGGTCCAAAATAACCGCTTCACCGATTTTTCCATGATCTACGAGTTCGCGAATAATGGTGTGACGCTGAACCCCAGTCTACGAGACTTCGAGGAATCGGTTTTGGAAAACATCTATGTGCTTCATTCCCAAAAACAGTATTACAAGATGGCCAAGCGGGTCTTTGCGTTGGCAAAGTATAACCGCAACACCGAAGTCCTGAAAATCCTGAGCCCGCTTTTCAACGGAGACCTGGGTCGCCTCTACATAGTGTATGGAGACATAGGAACTGTGGAAAGCATGTTTGAGACTGAACGGTTCCTGCCTTACTCCAAGCTGGAGTTTGAGTTTGACCAGTTCAAGGGTCGTCTTTCAAACATTTCGCTGGAAAGGTATATTTCGCAAGAAGACCAACTTTTCAAAGACATCGACAGACTTGTATCGGTCAAAAAAATAGCTTCTAACAAGCAGAAGCTTTTGTCTATCATGGGGTCCATAAAAAAGAGACTACTTGAACTGCTGTCGCACTATTCCAAGGAGTATCTTGAGAAGCATCAGCTGTTTCCTAGTTACTAGTTCGCGTAGGGATTTCCTTTGCCGTTGAATGCGCTTCCGGCGCAGGCGGTACACTTCAACTGCCCATTTAAATAGTCGAGACGCCGATCCCCACTCCCAGTCTGCCACGGGTCGCTTGGATATCCGCCAGGAGAAATTGTTCTCTCGTTGTAAACAACTCTCTGCTTTTTGGTTTCAACCCACCCAGAGGAATCGCGAATAGTTTTGTTGTTAAAAGGGTAGCCGCTCACTTGCGTTGCATTTGGACCCTGAGAACTCATTTGTATCTATGAAAGTAAAGATGTTCCTTCTTCATATGTTAGCCACCCTACTAATTGTATATGTTTTATACGTTATCTTCAACCGCGAACACTTTGTTGAGGAGCAGGCTTCGTCAATTGAAGACCTGGAAGAGAAGGTGGACAAACTTTCCAAAGAGTTCCACGAAATGCAGCGCGCCGCCAGCGTCCAAAGCAACCAAGCCGAGGCGGCTACTATTGCCTTACAGGGCATCAACTAGCGCGCGTCCACCACGAAATGTCAAAGTAAGGTGGCAAAACGTCAATCTCTCCGGGCTGGGGACCGGTCTTCATGTTTTCGCGAACTTGGGCGGGGGTCAGGAAGTTGTTGAAGTAGGTCAAAGACGAAAGGGCCCCATCAAATCCTCCCGCGACGCCCGTGTGAACAGTGTCTTCGTTCTGGCGGGGCAGCTGGGTAAGAGTGTGGTGGGTGTGTAGCGTTCCATTAATATAAACGTCCACCGAGTTCTGCTCGACAACTAAGGCAAAGTGGAGCCACTTCTTTGCGGGAATGTTGGATACCGCTAAAACTTCAGTTGCCCCAAAGGTGTCTATTTTTATGATTAAGGAGTTGGTGTTCGCGTCAATGAAAACGCCGGGACACATGGAAGAAAGATTGGAGGGGCCTTTGGTAAACACTACCTTTTGGGCCCCGTATCTGTAGGCAAAGTCGTTCACCTTGAACCAGCAGGTATACGCAAAGGTCAAACCCTCCTTTTCGTTTACCGACTTAGGAAGCACCACTCCGCTATCAAACGTTTGGCGCCCGTCTAGGGAGGGTCCGTGGATAGTCGTGGTAGTTGTTCCGGCCTGCGGGTTCCGGGAAAAAAAGTAGAAGGCCGCCATCACAACTATGATCGCCACCAGAATTGAGATGGCGATAGAATCCATTATTATATACTACTCAAAAAGCGAATTCTTTCACTGTGTTGCCCTGCGTGTCGTACATCCCGAACTTCACGGCGTATCCGGTTGCCGCAGCCGCCGCTGATCCGGCAGGAGTGGTGTCTACATCCGACTTACAAGTAGTTCCAGCTGAGGAGAACTTGATGGCGTCGTCGGGCGTCAGCATGCGCGGATAGTGGAACATGCTACACATCTTGCCCGAGAACCCGCCGTCCGGCGTCACGGAAATATCTCCAGAAGCCGGCTTGGGCACGCCGGGCAGGAAGCAAGACTTCACCAGCTTGCCGTCAATGTAGATATCCAGGTTGCGGGCGAACACGGTCACGCTGACCGCAAACCACTTTTGTAAAGGAACGTCAGCAACTTCGCAGACAAATACGTCGTCGGTAGTTCCTGAATTGCCGGCCGGCGCGGGCTCGGACACGGACCCTTCCTGGCCCGCGGGGAAGATAGACACAGAAACTCTGAGCGTGTTTTCGGTGGGATGTAAGCTAATAGAGGGGTTCTTAATAGCCGTATTGGTAGGGTCGGGGCGGGACAGGATGCTCTTGTCCTTTCCAAAGCCGTAGTTCCAGTCCTTGATAAACATCCACCACTGCATGCCATAGGAACCCTCGTTCTGGGCCGAAAGAGGGGCGTTGGAGCCGCGAATGGTTACCGCGGACTCCGCATTGTGGGGGGAACCTAGTAAATCGGCACTGCTGTCGGAACCCGAAACGTAGTTCAAGGTTTTGGAAGCAACAGAGGGAGAGGCCAGGACGTTCTGGGAATTATCAGAGGGTCCGCACGTCCCTAAGTTGTCGCTTCCGCTAGCCAGAGGAGGGGTTCCCGTAAACAGAACCGTGGTCCAGCCCTTGGTCACCGCATAATTGTCGTAGGCGATGATGCCTCCGATAACCAAGAGAGCAATCACCAAAATAATTCCCAGAATTTGGAACAGGCTCATGCTACGGGTTGCGCTCGCGAGCATGGTGGCCTGTTCGGTAAGAGCTTGGTTTGCGCTTTCCGCAACCTCGGCTGCCTGTTGCTCAAAGGCGCTGATATCGCTGGCTCTGTATTGGGCGAGACCCACATCTATTTTTGGGGCTACGATTGGAGCGGGAGTTCCGATCGGCTTAGAACCGAAGAGGCCCATTTGTTATATTTCCCGTAGTAAAAAACGGACGACTTAACAGAAGGATGAGTTCCAAGCAAATGTATTGTAATAACTGCGGGGGGAGCGGACATATGTTCAGGTCGTGTAAAGATCCAATTATTTCATGTGGTATTCTTCTTCTAAGAGGAATTTACGAGCCTCTGTGTTTGCCAGTGGACCCGAAAGAGGTTTCGGTCTTGATGGTCAAGCGAAAGGACAGCATGGCGTTTATGGAGTTTGTGCGAGGCAAGTACGATTTTGGCGATCGCGAATACGTCAAGATGCTCTTGTCCAACATGACTCTGCTAGAACACGAACTTATCGCAGAAGAGAACTTTGAAAAGCTATGGCGCAAACTGTGGGGAAACGGTCGCGAGCTCGAGTCAGAGGAATACAAGTCCGCCCAAACTAAGTTTAATATGTTATCGGTTCGACAGCTTTTAGCCGAAATGCCTGCTAAGTTCAGGGATCCGGAGTGGGGGTTTCCCAAAGGGCGCAGGGCTCGGGGAGAGTCCGACGTTGACTGCGCGATTCGCGAGTTTTCAGAAGAAACCAATATAGAGCCTGTCGCCTACAAGGTATTCCCCAATATCAGTTTTACTGAAACCTTTGTCGGGACTAATGGAGTATCGTATCGCCACGTCTACTTCGTGGCTCTCCTGAAAGACTCGCGACAGTTTAATCTGGATTCCAAGTTGACCGCTGTTCAACGTCGCGAAGTTTCCGCAGTGGAGTGGAAGACATTGAAGGAATGCCGAAACATTACGAGGCCGCACTATACCGAAAGAAAGAAGATGATTGGGGAGCTTGAGAAAAAGGTGAAAACACAAACCGCTGTATAAACAAATGAGCTGGCTGGCGCTGGTAATTGTTTACGGAGTAATGACTGTATCTGGAACTCTAATTTCAATGCTTTCTACCCAACTACAGTGCTCCAAGCTGAACTTTCTGGAATCACTGAAGCATGGCTCTATTTTTGCAGTTGGGCCCACCGTAGTTTACGGGCTCGCCGTCTTTTTCGCACTAGTTCGTAACCCTTTTGCTTCAACCTTGGAATCCTTCGGCATTCCTCATGGTTTAGCCCCCATGCTGGCTGTAGCTTATTTAACAATGATCATGACCTGGATATCGTCTGTGATCTTAATTAGCAGTTCCGAAAAGGCTGTGTGCGTCGCCAACGTTCGCGAAATGACGGAGTTCAAGCAGAACTTATTGGCCAAGCTTCAAGAGAAGGAGGATGCTAGAGTGAAAAATCAAGAATATACACCACCGTCAGATACGACATGACGGCAAACACGAACATCCACCACCAAATAGGAAACACGGTAGAGTCCTTGGTTCCTACACCGAAAGGGCGCACTCTGCCTTTAGAGCCGAAAGCCACGGCAGGGCGCATGTAAAGGAAGCCGGCCACCAGGAAAAGGTAGATGGCGAGCATCCATAACTTAGGAGACTTCCGGAACATATCTTCCATTATCAACTTATACATAAAATTCTATCCAATATTAAGGGATGTATGTATTACCGAATCGCAAAGCCTTTTCCGATTCAATAACCCGCATCTTCCTAAAGCACAATTACCGAAACACCGACGTAGATCCTTTGGATGCCGAAGAGGACCTGTGCCGAAAGCAGGGCGGTCCTTCCAATAGCCGCGAGCTTTTTAGCTACCAAAAGCTCGTGCGCGACTATTTGTTAATGGAAACTCCTTACCGCGGACTCCTGCTTTACCACGGCCTCGGCTCCGGCAAAACGTGTTCGTCTATCGCCGTTGCCGAGTCTTTGATGACCACCAAAAAGGTCTTCATCATGCTTCCCGCTTCTCTCCAGGCCAACTACCGGTCCGAAATTCGTAAGTGCGGCGACCCTATTTACGCTTTTGAACAGCACTGGGAACAACGTTCGGCGCAGGACTCAGAGCAAGCAAAAGGCCTGGGCATATCCGAAAAGTTTTTGGCCGAGAACGGCGAATACTACGTTACCGTGCCCGACCGCCAGCCCAATTTTAGAACTTTGGCCGCCAAAGCCCAAACCACCATTCGCGCCCAAATTGACGATATCTTAGATTCCCGCTTTTCGTTCATCAACTACAACGGCTTATCATCCGCGAACGTGGACAAGGTTCTGCCCCCCGACCAACCCCATCTATTCGACGACTCTGTGATCATAATTGACGAGGCCCACAATTTAATTGGAAGCGTAGTAAACGACCGCGAAATCAAGCGCCGGCTCTACGACATGATTTATAACGCCCGCAACGCAAAACTGGTATGCCTGTCCGGAACTCCTGTAATTAACCGCCCCAACGAGATCGCTTTCCTAATGAATCTTTTGCGCGGTCCCATTGAGCAAATCAGTATTCCCACCAAGTCCGCCATTTCCTGGGACGAGGCCATGATGACCGCCTTCTTTCGCTCTATCAAGGACGTGGACACCATCGAATACAATTCCGTCAAACGAATTGTGATGCTGACCCGCAATCCGCCCTATTTTCAGAGCGAATACAATGAAAAAGGTGAGCGCATTGCGGTAAAATACAACAAGGACATGGACCAGGACCCCGACATAAAAAACTGGGTAAAAACTTGGAAGGCCAAGTTTGAGATTCAGTTTGCGGGCACTGAACTAGCTGATTCCGATCGCATGATCGTGGAAAAGCTTGAGTGCCTGCCCACCGACTTCGAAAAGTTCGTGAACACTTTCGTAGACGGACTTTCCATAAAGAACCCCTTGCTATTCGCTCGTCGCATCCAAGGCCTGGTATCCTATTACAAGGGCGCCGATGACCGCTTACTGCCCAAGCGCCTGGACGAGGATTCCACCTTAACCAAAATTGTGATGTCCGACGAGCAGTTCCTAAGATACTTGGAAGCCCGATGGGAAGAGATCCAGCGCGAAAAGCGGCAGGCCAGAATGAAGTCTGAACTTGATTCGGACTTCGGCTCCTATCGCATGACTTCTCGCCTTGCGTGTAACTACGCCATTCCCCCCGAACTCCGCGTGAAAATTGACGAGAACACCACCGAAGAAACCTTGGTTGACAAGCCCGAAGTTCTTGAAGCTTTGAAAAAGAACCCCGAAAAGTACCTTTCGCCCGAAGCCCTGAAAATTTACTCGCCCAAGATGGCCCAGATGCTTGCGGACATCACCGAAAACGTCAAGGGATACAAAAACCAATTCATCTATTCCCAATACAAATCTTTAGAAGGTCTAGGGCTATTTGCCGCTATTCTGGAAGCCAACGGGTTCCAACCTTATAAATTAGTGAAAAAGCAGGGAGTCTGGGAAGAGGATTCGGCGATGGACAAGGACAAGCCTGCCTACGCCATGTTCGTCGGCGGAAACGAGGAGGAGCGCGAGCTGTATCGCCAAATCTTTAACCAGGACTACGCCGACACCTTCCCCCAAACCCTGAAAGACGCAATAAAGGAGCACCGCCTCTGCGTGTTCATGGGCTCTTCGGCCGCCGCGGAAGGCATTACGCTCGCCGACGTGCGCGACGTTTACATCATGGAGTCTTACTGGAACCCCGCGCGCATTGACCAAGTTATAGGGCGCGCCATCCGCATCTGCTCCCACCGCAAACTGCCCTTGGAAGAGCGCACCGTTCGCGTCAAGCTTTACTTGTCCGTGTTCTCCGATTCGCAAATGACCACCAGCGAAGGCCCCAACATCGTGTCCATTCGGCGCAACGACACTTCTCTAAAACGTTACGAGGGTGGTGAACCCCGCCAGGCTTTCATGACTTCGGATGAATATTTGTATGAAGTCAGCTACCGCAAGTCCCGCATCATCAAGAACATTGCTTTAATTTTGAAGCAGGCGGCCATCGACTGCGAAATCCACCGCAAGCTCCATTCGCGCGAGAAGCCGGTGATTCAGTGTATGCGCTTCGATACCACTTCCAAGCCCGAAGACCTGGCTTTCCGCCCGAACTACATGACGGAGGAAAAGGACACGCTCTACATGCGCAACATTATCAGAAAGGCGCGCAGGCTCCAAAAGGTAAAGGTAAAGGGCATCATGATGATTCTGGACCCCGACACGAACGAAGTGTTCGACTTTTTGGCGTTTGAAGACACGCAGCGCCTACTCAAAATTGGACTGCGAACGTCCCTGGGCGAAATCAAGTTTTTTACCTCTGTAGTTTCATAAAGATGGCGTCTAGCGGAGCAACCATGTCCAATACCCAAGCAGGAACGCGCCTCACTTCTTCAAGTGATTGGACGCGCCTAAAGAAACTAAAGGCTGTGGGCCAGGGTCTCTGGAACAACTCTGCGAGAACTTCCGCCGAACTTCCCATTGTTCAGAACAAATACAACGTGTCTCTGTTGATTCCGAGAACCACTGGCACTTCAAGGTATCGCAACATGTCTTCAGACTGGACGAACTACAAGGCCTACAACACCACCGACTACGTGTTCCAGGGCCAGCAGACTGGAAACGAAGGTAAGAACCTATCTGTCCAAAAGCCCTGCTCTTGCTCTGTGCCTTACAGTCCCCTAAAGCGTGGACCGTGCGTCAAGTGCAATGGACTTTAAATAAGCGTTATTATGGTTTTCATTATCAGGGTAATAAATAACAAGAGATGCCTGGCGGATTGATTCAGTTAGTGGCTAAAGGGGCGCAAGACCAGCTTGTGAATGGAAACCCCTCCTTTACTCACTTTCGCAGCATGTACAAGCGCCACACCGACTTCGCGATGGAGCACTTCAGAATCTTTTTCAAAAATACCAACCTTGCCATTCCCGGAACCGGCAACGTGACCCTGAGCGCCCGCATTGACCGGAACGCCCAGCTCTTGAACGACTGCTACCTCAACATTACGCTCCCCCCAATTTACTCGCCGGTAGTCCCCATTCCTCCGGGCTCAATTCCGGCCGGAGCCCCAATCAACAGTTCTTCCAACGCAATCGGATACGAGTTCCAGTGGATCCCCAACATCGGCTACAACATGATTAACTACACGTCCTTTCAAATCAACAGCCAGGAAATCGTGAGACACACTGGCGAGTGGATGAAGCTGTATGCCGCCCTAACATTTTCCGGGAACAAGAAGACTATTGTGGATAGGATGGTCGGCAACCTGCCCCAGTACACGGACCCCGGAAATACGTATGGGCGAATTAATCAGTACCCCCACGCAATTTCTGGCCCAACCACTCCCGCCGAGCCTTCCATCCAGGGAACCGTTCTCACCATTCCGCTCCACTTTTGGTTCTGCGAAGATGTGGGATCCGCCCTTCCGCTTATTGCGATCCAGCAGTCCGAAGTAGACATAGTTGTGGATCTCACTAACATCTACTCCCTGTTTACCGTGAGAGACGTAGATCCAACCAGCCCCACGTTCGGTCAGCGCATCGCGCCCGATCCTTCCAACCCACTTTACAACATCAACAACTTCCTGTCGCCTCCCACCTATGCTTTATACCCCACTCCGTCTGCCCCCACAAACCCCAACTTGTACCAATGGGACAGCAACGCCTTTCTGGAATGTAACTACATTTTTATTACCGACGCCGAGCTCGTTCACATCGCCAAGTCCGACCAAACCTTTATCATCAAGCAAGTGAACATCGTTTCCGCATTCAACCAGTACGGACCTTCCAACGACCTGGAACTGACCATGCGCAACCTGTGTACTCGCCTTATTTGGGTCGCCCAAAGAAGTGATCGGGCTATTCAAAACGACGTTGACAATTACACGAACTGGGCCAATCCCTACCTGCCTCCCCTAGACCAATCCGGATTAAGTTTCATGACGCCGTGGTACTCCTCCGGCAACGCTTTGCCAACCGGGACTTCCCAGCGCGACATTCTTTTAGATTCTTCTATTATTCTGGATGGCACCGAGCGCTTCAACTACAAGCAAACGGAGTTCTTTAACCATATTCAGAACTATCGCTTCAACTCGGGAAGAACCACCGACATTCCCGGAATCTATTGCTACTCATTCGCGCTCGACAACGATAAGATTCAGCCTTCTGGTCAGCTGAACGGCTCCATGTTTAACCACACGGTCCTTCGCAACTCGTATGTCCAGCCCCCCATCATATCCAACAACGCTTCTCCGCCCACAACAGTCTGCGTCCTCAAATCTAGTTCATTCAGTCCAAATCCAACCATAGTAAACCCCAACGCAAGAAACGCCAACGGACAGCTCCTCTACTCTCCAAACGACCTGGTTACAGTCGTCAACAAAGGAACGGCCCAAACCTATGCGTATACCTATAATGTGCGCACCTTCGTGGAGTCTTATAACTTCCTGAGATTCCTGGGAGGCGTGGCAAATGTCGTGTTTTCTTCATAATAAGAAGGTAAGATGAGTGGAATCTCAGTTTCCAATGCCACTTACGGAACGACATCGTCTTCCGTAGATGTCACCACTGCGGTCTCTAATGCGGTAAAGAACGGCGTTCTCAGTATGAACAATATTAGTCCCGGAACCTTGGACGTCACCGACCCGGCGCCCAACCAGTCCAAGACTCTGAATGTCTCCTATTCCATAAATGGTGGTGCTGGGCTCAGCACTTCCGTTCGCGATGGCGATAACTTGTATATTAACGCTCCTCCTGAGCGCGTGGCCACCGGTCTTCGAATTACGCGCGCCGAATACGGTTACACCGGAAACTTTACTGATGTCACCAACGCCGTCCAGCTGATGGTCAACAACGGTCGCATTGATTTGCGAGTCAGCTTCTCGGCTGTAGGCCTGCCAGATCCGAACCCGCACAAGCAAAAAGAGCTACAGGTAGACTACACTTTGAACGGAGCTCCCAACTCAAAAACTTTCAAGGACGGCGAGCGCTTCTTTGTAAGCGCCCCGGCTGTAGAAGGCCCTGACAGCGTGACGCCGGCCGCGAACGTTTCCTCGGCAATCGGTATCCTTTTCAGCAACGTTGCTCGCTTTCTTGGCGTGTTCTTGTATGTCTGGTCCATCTTTGCCGCCATGGAATACGGCAAAAACTTCGTGAATCCTTATGTGTGGGGAGCCTTAGCTTTCTTCATGCCGTTCTTCGCGTTTTGGGGCATTCCGCCCATAGCTTTCGCATACAGCTTTTTCACGGGCTCTAGGTCTTACCCGGTATTCTAATTCAAAAATTATTGTTTTGTTTTGTTTTTAGCGTCTTTGCGCTTTATATGTTTTTTGTTTAGGTGCGGCTCATTGCCTTGAACTTGCCCACACCGATGAACCCCTGGAACACGTCCTTGTCGTTCACCTCCAGGTACACGCGGCCGGTCTTCTCACCGACGCCGTACTCCTTGCCCTCAAAGGCCACCACGTCGCAGTCCTCATCGGAGTCTGCGTCGGGCCCCTTCACGTAGCGCCCATTGTCGGCATCCCAATAGGTGCCGACAATGTCGTAAAGAGTTGCGGTCATCTTGATGGCCTGGAGCTCGCCCAGGGTCATCTCAACCGCCTCACCCTCGAGGGGTGGCGTCCTGCTGATCGAATCAGCGTAGGACTGCATCTGCTGGAGCTGGCTCATTGACTTGAAGTCGTCATCCGACATCTCCTCAACGAACTTGACGAACCCGCGCTTGTGGTCGTCCGTCATCTCCAGCTTGACCTTGGTGAGGATCTCGGTCAGCTGCTTGTTCTGCGCCGCCGAGAGGCGCTTGATGCGCACGTTCTCCTCCTTCTTGGTCTTGGTCTTGGACTCGGTCTCGGT